TTAATAATAAATGGGGAGACCTAAAAAGCATTTAATTTTTCAGACCTGAGTAGTAGAGGGGGGTTTTCAGATGCCCCCCAATACAATTAACTAATATAGTAATAATGAAAATAGTTGTAATATGGCCTTAGAAAGAACGTACAAAACAATTAAATGGATATTGAAAGACAATATCAAAAAGAATGTAAAATCCTTATGGACTTGGAAAGATGACAACTTTACAATGATATATGAAAACTATTCAGGCGATGATAGGATTTACACTTCAAGCCAACTTTTAAAAATCTTAACAAAATGATAATATTTACAATACTTGGAATCATAACTGCTGCTTTCTTTTTTATAGTTATTGTTATGAGCATAATAGAAACAAGAATTAAGAACAGAACTAAAAAGAAATTACTTTGGAATATGGATAAGGTAGAAAAAAATAGGAGTTACAAAGAAATACAAAAAGCAAATGAAAAATAATAGAATACCAAGCTACTACATAGGAAGTCGATATAAGATAGAAGCTCGAAAAGTCATAGAAGATTTTGACTTGTCATATAATGTAGGGACTGCTTGCACTTATTTAATGAGAGCAAATCGTAAGCACAAATCACCAATTGAGTGCATACAGAAAGCTATTAATCATTTAGAGTTTGAATTAGATAAGCTAAAGAGATGACATTATACACTTGCAAATGTGGAAATACTAAAGAAATATCAACAGCTACAATAGTTTATAGGTCTGAAAAATGGGTAACTAAACAAGCAGAGTGTGAATGTGGACTTTATATGACAAGCGAACCAACAGAAGGAATACCAACACTTCAAAGAACAGAACCAAGTCTAAGTAAGAATAGAGATAAGCTATGGGCAGGAGCAAAAGAAAAGCTAGTAGGCGAAAGAGGAATCAATGAGGACTTTTAAATAAATAACAATAATTTCTATTATATACTATGAAGCAACAAGTTAAGATAAGTAAAGTAAAGGGAAATCCAAGCAATCCTAGAATCATCAAGAACGATAAGTTTAAAAAGCTAGTCAAGTCTATTAAGGAATTTCCTGAGATGTTAAAGCTGAGACCTATTGTAGTTGATGAAGATATGATGGTGTTGGGTGGAAATATGCGATTGAAGGCAAGTAAAGAAGCAGGACTAAAAGAAGTATGGATTGATGTAGCTGAAGGACTTACTGAAGAACAAAAGAAAGAATTTATAGTTAAAGACAATGTAGGCTTTGGAGAATGGGAATGGGATATACTAGCAAATGAATGGGATAGCGTAGAACTTGCTGAATGGGGATTAGATGTATGGGAGAATGAAGATGATAAACAAACTAATGGTGATTTAAATGATATATCAGATAATATTACAGAAGAATATAGAGTTGAAATAGAATTGACATCAGAAAGAGAACAAGAAGAAGTTTTTAATGAATTAACTAATAAAGGATATAAATGCCGAATTTTAACATTTTAAGGGAAAGCAAACCAAAAAAAACATTTAGGGTTGCATCAGTTATGGGTAAATTTGATTTGCAGACTGAACATATTAAAGAACAATTTGAAGGTAATATAGATTTGCAAGATGATTGGCAAATAGGCTTAATAGTAGGTAGTAGTGGAACAGGAAAAACAACTATAGCAAAAGAATTATTTAAAAATGCTTATGTAACTAATTTTAAATATAAGGCAGAAACTATTCTTGATGATATGCCTGAAAATGCATCAGTAGAAGATATAACTAAAACTTTTAATAGTGTAGGATTTAGTTCACCACCAAGCTGGTTAAAGCCTTATTCAGTATTATCTAATGGTCAAAAAATGAGAGTAGATTTAGCCAATGCCTTATTGAGAGAAGATGATTTAGTAGTATTTGATGAGTTTACTTCTGTAGTTGATAGAAACGTTGCTAAAATTGGTTCTTATGCTATGCAAAAAGCTATAAGGAAGTCTAGTAAACAATTTATAGCAGTAACTTGTCATCACGATGTACAAGATTGGTTATTGCCTGATTGGGTTTTTAATACTGATAGTATGACCTTTCAAAAACTTGAAGGGCAAAAAAAAAATAGACCTAAAGTTAGATTTGAAATATTCCAAACAAGAGATAAATCAATTTGGAGAATATTTGCTAAACACCACTATTTAAGTCATAGTCATAATAATGCAGCTCATACTTATGTAGCTTATGTAAATGAACAAATAGCAGGTTTTATAAGTATATTACATTTACCAAATAAAAAACCTAACTTAAAAAAAGTACATAGATTAGTTATTTTACCAGATTATCAAGGTATTGGTATAGGAGGAAGATTATTAGAGTTTATAGCTAAGAAATATACTAATGATAATTTTATATTTGGAATTACTACATCAGCTCCTAGTTTAATTTTTTCATTAAAAAGACACATAGATTGGAAATGTTATCATTTTGGTAGGAATACAGGGAAACAAAAAATGGTAGAATTTAATAAGACAAGCACTAAAAATAGAATAACAGCAGCATTTAGATATATACAAAATGGAACAAAATAGAACACAAATAGCAAAAGAAAGAATGTTAAAGGCACTAGAGTCAAGTTTAGGAATAGTTACAACTGCACTTAAGTCTTGTAACCTTTCAAGGACTAACTATTATAAATGGTTAAAAGAAGATATAAAATTTGCTCAATCAGTAAATGAAGTAGAGTTAATTGCAAAAGATTTTGTTATGTCTAAATTTTATGAATGTATAAAAGACAAAGTACCTTCAGTTGTAATACACGGAGCAAAGAACATTTGTGGAATGAATGAGACAAATAGATTAGATATAACTTCAGGAGATAAAGCTATCAATATGCCTGTAATAACTTTCGTAGAAACTGATACTGAATAAAAAATATAATCCATTATTTAAATCTGATGCTAGATACTTTATTATAACAGGAGGTAGAGGTTCTGGTAAGTCTTTTGCGGTAACAGTCTTTCTTACTTTACTAACAATGACAAAGGGAATAAGAATACTATTCACTCGTTACACTATGACATCAGCTCACTTGTCAATCATTCCTGAGTTTTTAGAAAAGATAGGACTATTAGGATTTGAAAATGTTTTTAGTATAAATAAAGCAGAGGTTTTAAATACAAATAATAATTCAGATATTTTATTTAGAGGTATTAGAACATCAGCAGGAAACCAGACTGCTAGTTTGAAGTCATTACAAGGTATAAGCACTTGGGTATTAGATGAGGCTGAAGAATTAGTTGATGAAAATATCTTCGATACTATTGATTTAAGTATCAGAGAAAAAAATATACAAAATAGAATTATACTTATATTAAATCCTGTTACTAAAGAACATTGGATATATAATAGGTTTTTTGAAGAGAAAGGTGTTGAAGGCGGTTTTAATGGCGTTAAAGACAATGTATGCTATATCCATAGTACATATCTAGATAATATTGTAAACCTCTCACAGAGCTTCCTAGAACGTATTAAGAATATAAAGCATATTAATTTCAAAAAGTACCAGCATAAAATTCTTGGAGGCTGGTTAGATAAGGCTGAAGGTGTTGTATTTGACAACTGGTCAATAGGAGAATTTAATCCTAATAACTTGCAGACATCTTGTGGAATGGACTTTGGCTTTAGTATTGACCCTGATTCTTTGACTGAAGTGGCAATAGATAAGAAGCATAAGAAGATATATTTAAAAGAACATATCTATCGTAATGGTTTAAAGAGTCAAGAGCTAGCTCAGATAGTTTTAGATAAAGTAGGACAAAGTCTGATAATCGCTGATAGTGCTGAGCCAAGACTTATTGCAGACTTAAAGCATTTAGGAGTAAATATTAAAGCAGTTAAGAAAGGAACTATTGAAAGTGGAATAACTAGGATGCAAGACTATGAACTAATTGTAAGTCCTGAGTCTACTAATATAGCTAAAGAGTTAAACAACTATATATATGCAGATAAGGGTTCTAAGTTATACGTAGATAATTGGAATCATTCAATTGATGGAATAAGATATAATGTAATATACCACTTAGACAATCCAAATGCAGGTAGGTATTTCGTTCAATAAAAAAGAGGACTAAGAAACATCACGAAACTTAGCCCTCTTTAGCAAACAAATTACAAATAGAAGAACAGCAAAGATACACCTTTTAAACTAAAAACAACTAATTTCTATTATATAGTGTATGAAGGTCAAAATTAAAAAACAAGGAAAAGTAAAAGAGTTCAAGCTAATTAATAGTTGGTCTGATGTTACTATGGAAACTTGGCTTAAACTTACTGAATACGAAACAGGAACAAAAACAGAACAAGCATTAAATACAATACAAGCAGTTTCAGATATACCTAATCAATTAGTAAAAGAATTATCATTATCAGATGCTGCTGTAATAATGAGTAAAGTAGCAGAGCTTCAATCAAAGCAAGATACGAAGCTAAAAAGGATTATTAAAATTAATGATATTGAGTATGGCTTTCATCCTGACCTTTCAGAAATTACATTAGGTGAATACGCAGACATTGAAACATTTATAAAAAACGGAATAGAGAAACAACTTCCTGAATTATGTGCTGTTCTTTACAGACCAATAAAAGAAAAGAAGAATGATAAATATACTATTGAGCCTTATGATGCAGACATTCGGATGCGGACAGAAGAAATGAAACAGATGTCAGCTGAACAAGTGCAAAGTGCATTGGTTTTTTTTTATCATTTAGGGATGGTGTTCTGCGAGATTATGCCATCGTATTTAGCGGAACGGCTGAAGGCAATGAAGATGCAATAGCAACAGAAGACTTCGCCAATAAATGGGGGTGGTTCGGCGTAATGCACAGGTTGTGCAATGAGGACATAAGTAAATTAGAAAGCATTACAAAGCTAAGTCTTTTAGAGTGTTTGACTTGGTTAAGTTATGAAACAGATTTAAGTACACAAAATAAAGTAAAAAGAAATGGTTAAAAATAAAACTTATAATAATGTCGTTAATACTTTGCTTAGAATGGGGGAATATCACGAGCAAATTAAATCAACTTCTGTAGGCGATATATTTAGTATAAATTTGGAAAAGATGCAAAAGCTACCATTACTACATATAAATCCAACAACTGTAGAAACTGGAGATAGTCAGCTTACATATAACTTTCAGATCTTTATTTGCGATGCTGTAACTGAACGAGATAATTGGACAACAAACAGAAGCGACATTGTAAGTCCAGGTAATGATGAATTTACTAAATTAGTAAAAACACTTAGTAATGAGCAGGATGTTTACAATGAGGTTTTACAAATTGCAACAGACTTTATTGGTATGCTAAGACACAGTACAAGGCAATCATTAGCAGGAGTTAATGATATTAATTTTCCTTTATACTTTACGCAAGACCAATTTACTATCGAGCCTTTCCAAGAAAGATTTGATAATTTATTATGTGGTTGGACTTTTAATATTGGAGTTTTAGTTGAAAATGATTTTCAAACTTGTGATATTCCTGTAAATATTAAAGGAGCAGGTTATTAATGAAATACAAATTAGGATGGTTTACAATAGAAATAGGTTGGAAAAAATTTAAAATAACAATACAATTATAAAAACAAAATTATGGCAGACTTAGTAACAACGATTACAGAAACAGTAGTATTAAATGGAAGTCTTAGAGGCTCTAGTAATTCATTAACAACCACAGATATAACTGATGTTATGGAAAGGATAGTAACTTGCACATCAGGTGCAGTAACTACTATTGCAGTAT